GGGAACCAGTGCAGTGAAAAATGATCAACTTCGGTTCGCGGCCCATCCTGGCTGCGTTTTGTTGGTCCTTGAGTGTGCTTGACACAGTTTGCGGTACTTGGTGCTGTTGTGGATCTGAAGAAGTGAAATGACGGTGCTGGGGCTGTAGGATGTGTGACACGGTCCGTCAGTAGGACGAAACAAGTAGGGTGGTCTGCCTGGTTTCTTGGCTTCGGCTGGGTCTCTGGGGTCCACTTGAAAATTGAGTCTGATCACGGCCCGCGCTCTGTTGTCATAGGAAGGAGGAGGCGTATTACCTGCCTTGACAGTACTGGTGACTGTCGGATGTAACCTGCTTGTACCATGCCATCGTGGTTTGCCCAGTGGTATGCTCTTCATAGGGTGCCGACACAACCTCCAGGAAATCGGGTCGCCGTTCGTTGCGGCGTATCATTTTCACCATGAGCTCAATCAACCAAATTCAAAAACCCTCAAATTCTACCCAGGTATGCAGATTACTTTGTCACGACTGCAACACCTTGACGGAGTGTAGTGACGTCGGAATTGTAGCTGGTCTCTTCAGCTGCAACAGGTGCATGACGTATGTGCACGGCATGAGCGCGGATAAGGTTGACGCGTGCATGCTAAGACTTTGCTCGAAACACCGTTGCAACGGTGAGATTCGTCTCGAGCTTCTCAAGTCAGGGATTGAACAGAATCCTGGCATGAGTCAACCCAAACCAGCCGCCGCAGCACCGCTGGCGCAGCCCACCCCGGCAGCGCCTGCTGGAGCGCAGCCGCTGGTTACCCTACTTCCACAGACGGTCCGATCGCAGTCGGACGCTCCAACGATGGAGGCAAAGGGGCCGACACGTGATGTGTCGGAGCCGAGAAATGCACAGAGTGAGGCCGCAGAGATCCAGTCTCTGCTTGCTCAGTTTGCAGGACCACACCCAACAGCCGAAGCGACGGAACATGCTTACGACTATGTGGTCAACTCTCGGGGACGCTCCCTGGACAAGAGAATGGCGATGAGATTCCATCGTCGTGTCTTCAAATTGCCAGCACTTGCGACGACGCCAGATCACTGCGCGACGTGCAAGTTGTTGGCAGCTATTGAGGACAAGCGGAAAAAGTCCAGGAGTGGTGGACCTGCTCAACCTCGCAATCAGAGGCAGCAGCAGGCGGTGCTGACCGCAACCAACCAGGCAATTTCAGTGGCTAAAGGCCAACTGGATGGAGTGAAGGATGCGTCCCTAGACGCGCAGGTCCGGGCCGATGAGAGGCAGGAGATCAAGCGCATTGAAGGAGACCTACAGGCACTCAAGAATTGCGTGGTTCAGTCAGGAATGACAGGGCGAGACACGACACTTGGCATCCCGGACTTGGAGGAGAACTTCAAGTCGGAGATTACTACCGAGGCAGAGAGAGCCCGGGACGCCGTGGTGAGAAGGATAGGCAGAGACGGATTGCTGGCGCGGTTTGCGCAAGTCATGTGCACCGTCTGCATGTTCCTTGATTCGTGTGTCGATGTCATTCATTACATTTCTAAGAAGCCGATTGCTACAGTGTTGGGCAATGATGGGAAACCGATTGACTTGAGAGGGGCAGATTTGCTCCCAGCCAATCTCCGAGATGTGGATCCCAAGCTGTATGATGTTGAGATCAGAATTGGTGAGTCGGTGAAGCACATAGTTGTGTGTGCTCCTCTATTCAGCTACCTGGCGTCGCAGGTGGGGAACAGGGTTGCGACAGACGACTTTCTGGTCCAGCTGGCTTCAAAATGCAGAAATATTAATGTTCAGAATTGCTACATCGATGGTGATGTGAGGACGCCCGAGGTGATCAACGCGGTCAGCGGGACGGTGCTCTATTTCCGGATGTGGCAGAGGCAGAACAGGGTGAATTTTCTGCATTGGGGGCAGTGCGTGGGAGGGGACGCGGCTACCTCCGAATCTTTGGGTTCGGTTATCGAGTCAGCGAGTCTTGCCTTGAGTGGCCCAGTGGCCTCAAGCTCCATCTTCGTTGCCGTATCCGGGACCATGGTGACCCTCACATTCGTGTGCCTGTTCAGCGCAGCCTTGGCTGTCATGTGGCCGGCCACGCTCTTCCAATGGTTGATCGTGGCGACCCTGATACTATTGTTTGCGGGATCCATAAGCGATTTGGTCGAGCTCCTCCTACGCCTAACCGGCGACTTCTCCGGAAGTTCAGGAGCTTCGTTCGTTGCTGGGTCCGCAGACATGTGCCTCTTCTTCCTGAGGATGTTGATCTGGGATTTGAGAACTGGCTGTCTAACACACATTATTCTCTGTCTCGTCGCGATGAGTTGCGGCGCGTTTTCTCTCAGCACCCTACTTTGCGGGCTAGGGATTATCGGTGTAAGAGTTTTGTTAAGGCTGAAACGTATGGTGAGTGGAAGCATGCTCGCCTCATTAATTCGCGTTCAGATGCCTTCAAGTGCCACACCGGTCCCTTCTTCGCAGCTGTTGAGAAACATCTGTTCGACCCTTGCAGTTATCCTGGTCGTTATTTCGTTAAGCATATACCTGTGTCTGATCGTTCGCGCTTCATTGCCGAGCGACTCGGATCCACGGGGGTCGTTTATTGCTCAAGCGATTTCTCAGCTTTTGAGTCACTCTTCAGCCGGGATATATTCTTTGCTTGCGAGTTTCAGCTCTATAAGCACCTCAGTCGGGGCCTCACTGGCAAGTGGGCAGACATCCCAGGCCATATCGAATGCGCTCTGGGTGGGGAACAAAACTGCGGCTTTAAGCGCGTGGCTGCAAGAGTTAGCGGGTGTCGAATGTCCGGAGATATGTGCACATCTCTTGGTAACGGGTTCACAAACCTTATGCTCTGGCTGTTCTTGGCAAACACGTTGGGGTTGGTGGCTGACGGGGTTGTGGAGGGCGACGATGGACTATTTGTTTGTCGG